AGTTACATCTAGCTTATCCACCTGAAGCAATTGAGTGGCAGAGGCAATTTGTTATTGCTTGTGACCCTTCACTTGGAACTGGTAATGACTATTCAGCAGTTCATATCTTACAATTACATGAAGATGGAACACCAGAGATTATAGGTTACTATGCAAATAATACAATTGAACCAGCTGAACTAGCTACTGAATTAGATCTAATGGGTAGATACTTTGTTGGAGCAAATCAAATATCTGCATTACTTGTAATTGAAAATGCTGGTGGTGTTGGTATCTCATTGATAGATAAGTTAAGAAATCAATTGCACTATCCAAACTTATATAGATATATCCCACCTGCTGTTGCTAAGAGAAAGAGAGCACCAGTATTTGGTTTCCCAACAACTAAAGCAACTAAACCACTTATCATAAATAGACTAGCTGAATACATAGTACCAATGTCAGATAATAGTTGCAGATTACTAAATGTCTATCCAAAGTTACGTGAAGAGTTATCTACTTATGTTAGACGAGAGAATGGCACAACAGCTGCTGATATTGGTTGTCATGACGACTTGGTAATATCTTTGGCAATTGGTCTATATGTTCTATTAGAGGAAGTGCAACCTGTCGGTAATAATGTGATAAGTGAGAGAGTTAAAGAGGGTGAATTCCGACTTGACCTTACAGAATTATATCGGGAGGCTAATGTGATTCAGAAAATAGAGAATAAGTCTAATAGACGTTTCTGGGCTAACCATCGCAGAGCTGTAAGAAAGACACAGAGGAGAAATAATCGTGGCTTCTAAAATAAGACCCTATTCTTTAAGTGAGATACAAGATTTAATAAATGATGCAAAGGAGCGTTACAAGTGGAGACACTCTTGGTTTCGTTCGCTTGAAACACTTTATCGTACTGGCAAGTCGATGCCTCTTTCAGAATCTACGGTAACTGGAACTGTCTTTGAACGTATGCACCCTGCTGATTTTGAAACCATCAATATGGTTCTACCACATCTAAATATAATCTTAGCATCTGTGGTAGCAAGAGATCCTAAACCAATTGCTGTTCCTTATTCTGGTGGAGAAGATAGTGAGACTACTGCAAAGGTAGCTGAGGCAGTAGCAAGTTATTATTGGTTAAGAACTAATGCAACTTCTGTATTAAGAGATATGGCACAAGATATGGTTGTCTTAGGTAATGGTTTTTGTAAGATAGGTTGGAAGCATAGTGTAGTTGAAACACCAAGAACACAAGAGGATATTACCAAAGATCTCACAGGTGTTCTAAAATCTGAAGTTGTCCTAGCTGCTGAAGAAGGTAGAGATACTAATATACAAAATGTTGCAGACTTTGTATCTATCACAGATAAGAGAGTTGAAGCTGATGAACCTTATGTAGAGTATGTAAGTCCATACGATATTTTCTTTCCAGCTAATGCAAGAAGAATTGAAGAAACTCGTTGGGTAGCACAACGTATTGTTCTACCTATAGATGAAATAAAAGCTAATCCAGTTTTGAAAAATACCAAAGACCTAATCAAAGATGGTGTAATGGATATTAGAGAAAGAGATACTGGTCGTGGTGACCCATCAACAATTGAACCAATGATATATGAAACTGCAACTATCTATGAGTTCTATGATATGAGAACAAGAACATTAACAGTTACTCAATTAGGTTCAGAGAAACCATTATATCAAGGTGATATACCTTACTCACATAGACACGTTCCTTATGTTCACATGAGAAACTTCTCTGATGGTGGTCAAGAGATTTGGTCATTTGGTGATCTTGAAAACATTGCTTCATTACAAGAAAAACTAAATGAGACATTTACTGAACAAGTAGATAATATGAGAAGAGCTGGTAATAAGTATGTTACTATTCGTGGTTTATTTGATAGTGAATCAAGAGATAGACTTGAAAGTGATGAACCAGATGTAGTTGTTGAAATGGAATCTGTATCAGGTATAAATCCAAAAGATGCAATTACCGTATTACCAAGAGCTCCACTACCTGCAGATATTTACAATGCACAAAATAAATTTGAAGATGCAATGAGACAAGTTCTTGGTATAAATGATTTCCAAGCAGGTGGTCTTGGTGCTGATAGAATGTCTGCTTATGCCGCTGCTGTTGTTGATGGTGTAGCCACACTAAGAGCAAAAGATAAACAACAGAGTGTTGAGAAAGCAGCAGCAAATATATTTAATCAGATAATTAGATTATGTCAAGAGTTTATGTTAGAGAATAGAGCAGTAAGATTAGTTGGTGTCAATGGTGGTATATGGGCTGATATTGATACTAGCGTTTTATCTGGTGAGTTTGATATGAGAGTTGAGGGTGGTTCTCTATCTGCTATAAATCCTGCAACAAGACAAGCAAGAGCTATTGAAATGCTTGGCACAATTGTTCCTGTGTTAAATACTTTTGGTTATAATACTGAACCAGCATTAAGACATATAGTTAGAGATTTAGGTTATGACCCTGATGTTTTCTTAGTAAAAACAGCACCAGCACCAGAGACTATGTTACCACCTGAAGCAGGTGCATTACCACCAGAAGCTGGTGCAGTAACTCCATCACCTGAAGAAATCATTGCATTATTAGGACAACAGACAGGTCAATTACCATTAACACCTGAAGAGCAATTACTTGCTGGTCCTGCTGAGTTATCACCAGAAATTGCACCTGATGCAGGTCAAGCTGGACTAGTGTAATAAATCTGTCGGAACAAGACACATAATTAGGAGAGTAGGTATCTTTATCCTACTTTCATAGCCGAACAAGCAAACTCTAATCGTAAATTCGAAAAACGAACCTAGAGGCTATGACACTCGGACAGGAGAAAAAGAAAATGACAGAGCAAGACAATTTCGAAAATCTATTTGAAGCAGCGTTATTAGAGCTGAATAATACAACAGCTGAACAGCCAACTAATGAACCTGAGCAAGTAGAACAAACTGAACCTACTAATGTTGCTGAAGTAGCAACTGAAGTCACTGGAGAGACGGAAGTAGGTGAAGAAGAAGTTGAGACCTCTGTTGACAGCGAAGTAACAACTGACACTAAACCTATCGCTGTAACTGAAAACGATACTATCGTTCTTCCTGATGGCACTACGGTGTCTGTCAAGGAGGCAACGCTACGTCAAGCAGATTATACTCGCAAGACACAAGCGTTGGCTGAGGAGAAACGACAAATTGAAGCAGATCGGACTGCAGCCCAGTCTGCTGTAGATTATGTTGAGAACCTCACAAAAGCGTGGCAATCTAATCAGGCGGAAGTAGTAAGTGGATTTATTAGCTCCACTGATGATCCAACCTTAATTCTTTCGCAGGTTATCGTAGAATTAGCTAAGGCTGAAAAATTAGACCCTAAGTTTTTGGAAACCTTTGGTATAACATCAGAGACCCAAGAGAAGTGGGCAACCGAAGCTAAAAGCCAAAATGAATTACAAAGTGTAAAAGCAAGACTTGAACGCTTTGAAAATGAAAAAGCTCGTGAATTGCAATCTCAAAAAGAGAAACAGCAAGAAGAGCAATTGGTTAGAGAATATGATAATCAATGGAAGAATATTGTAATTTCAAATAATATAAAACTTGAACCTCAAAAGGAACTTGATTTGAAAATTGAAGTATTACAATATGCTCTCAATTATGGAATCCCAAATCTTGATGCCGCATGGAAAGCATTACAGTTTGAGAAATCCAAAACAGCAACACCAGCAGTCAATAAAAATAAAGCTGCTGTTGATGCAAAGAAGTTAGCTACAAATGCTATCACATCTAAATCAGCAGGTAAATCGGTAGTAACTAATAAGCCAATATCGAATATCGAAGATGCAGTGTGGCAGACATTTAATGAACTAACTAACAAGTCGAATTAAAAACCTGTCCAAGAAAAGGAGATAAAACATGGCTCTAGGTCAAAATGACTTCAATGAGTTGTTATCCGCAACAATCCAAAAGATTGAGAAGCAACTCGTAGATAACGTGCTAACCGCACACCCAACACTAGACTTCCTAAAAGCAAACGTAAAGTCTGCAACAGGACCGTCTGTTATATTCCCAATCATTGCAGCTGATGATACTTCAACAGTATTCACAGACGCATCGGGAACATTCTCAACTGCTAAATCAAGCGACATCTTAGGTGTTGCTAAATATGATTGGGCTGAACCACTAGTATCAAAGGTTCGTGTTGAGTTCAAGCAATTAGAAATGAACAGCGGTCCAGAGGCTGTTGTATCATTAGCAAAGGCACACCTTGATGCTGCTGTTAAAGGACATGGCAAGAAGATTGCTACTGTTCTACACACCGCAGGATCAGCTGGTGCTGGAGCTTTCAATACGCTAGATGAAATTATTTCAAACAGCGATAAGCTAACTACAACCACTGCAAGAACTGTTGGTGGTATACGTGGTGGAGTATCAACAAAATCAACAACTGCTTTCCAACGCAATGCTTCTAACGAAGCGGCAGCAGTTATTGGAGCTCACGATTTTATTGTGGGTGACACAATTGTTGTAACTTCTACTGCAAACCCATCATTTAATACTGCTGCTGCTGGAGCAACTGTTATAGCAGTCTCTGCAACTGAAGTATTTTATGCCAATACTGGTTCTTCAACTGCATTACTTGCAGATACAACTGGCGTTGTAACATGTGCTGCAATTAAGTCCTACTGGAGAGCAACTGAGAAATCACTTGCTAAGTCTGGTGGTTCTGCTGTTGATATCAGAGTAGCGTTTAGAACAATCTCTGATGACATCTATGTAGCTTCTGGTGAAAGACCAAATGCTATCATAGCTGGTCGTGATGTATTCTCTGAGTATGAGAATTCATTTGATAGCAAGATACAGTATAACAATGTATCAGGAACTGGTGAAACTCGTTTCCGTCAGATTGATTTTGATGGTATTCCTGTTCGCCTTGATCCAGATGCTCCAGTTGATACTGCATATTTTATTAACACAGATTACCTTGTAGCTCGCTACTTGGCATCTAACTTCATGAAGGCTATGCCAGCTCAACAGATTGTCGGTACTCTTGATACCGTAACTCCGTTGGCTACTGTTCTAACTTTTGGAACAAATAACCGCAGAGCTCATGGTAAGCTAGTACGTGTCTGATAAATAAAGGATATAGCCCTGATAGAGATATCGGGGCTATTTCTTTTTGTCGGTATATAAGCAATAAGTGTAGGAGGTTTACAAATTGAATTTATCACAAATAAGAAGTTATGTAAGATCTTTAACAGGTATTCCTTCTTCTGATATTATATCAAATGCTGATATTAACCAATTTATAAATGAATCATATTTTGAGATATTAAGAGAAGCTGATTGGAACTTTTTAAGAGCATCAACTACACTAACTTTATCAAGTGGTGTTGCTAGTTATGCATTACCAGCAAATGTCAATGAAGGTCAAATAGCAAGTGTAACTGTATTATCTGATGATACCAATAGAAGACAATTAAGACCAAGAAATAGATATACAACTGATGATTCACCTGGACCATTAAATGTAGGTAAACCAATGGAGTATTCTGTTTATAATGGCAATATACAATTTTTCCCAACACCTGATAGTAATGAAGTTGTAACATTTAGATATTTTACTATACAACCTGAATTAAGTATTGATGCAGATGTTCCACAATTTGATTCTAAGTATCATTATATAATAGCTTATGGTGCAGCTATTAAAGTTTTATTCCGTGAAGGTGATGATACTGAGAGACGTAAGTTTTATACTGAACAATTTTATCGTGGTTTAGATCAAATGAAAATACAACTACTATCTGAAAGAGATAGATCTATATTTAGAATTGGTGGCAGAAGAAGAATATACGGCAGACGTGATCCGTTCTATGGAGTATAATTATGAAAAAAATTGATATCAATGATTTTAGTGGTGGAATAAATATAAGATTTGCCCCTGAAGATTTCAAAGCTAATGAGAACTTTGAGATAACAGGACTAATGCTAACTAATGAACAATCATTAAGAACACAACCACCATTACAAGCAATAGGTCATGAGATTTCAGGTTCTTCTGTACCTACTCCAAATTTTAGATGGATAAGATCTTTAATAAGTAGTGATGGAACTTCTTATATTATAGGCAGAGCAGATGGTGGAGAAATATATTATATGGTAGCACCTGGAACTGATGCAGTATATATAAATACAAAAACTGCTACTTGGACAAGAATACAAGCTACTAATGGATCACCTACACTACAAGTAGTGTTAGGACAACATTCTATAACTAACTTTGCATTTACTACTCCATTTGCTCCTATTCAGACTGTTCCTGCATTGCTAATAAATAGTGCTTGGAATGTTGGTGTATCAGTAGATGAACCAGTTATTATTTATGTATTACCTGGAGATATACCAAGAGCTTGGCGTGTTAGAGATGGTGCTGGTTTACCAGCAGTCTATCCTGGATACTTACCTACTAATCCTCAAAACGTTACTTCAACATTTGCTACTGGTAATGTTACCGTAACTTGGACTGCTCCAGATAATCCTGGTAGTTCTGCAATTAACAATTATTATGTATATGATAAAAATGGAACGCTAAAAGCTACTATTGCTGCACCTACATTAACAGCTACTTATGCTGGTGTATCTGGTGATGAAGTTGGGGTACAAGTAAGGGCAGGTAACTCTTATGGTATTACACCATTTGATGTTGGTGGTAATGTAAGAACTCCTGCTATAGGTTATATACCAAGAGCAAATGTTGGTGTATTCTGGAATGGATATCTTGTTTTAGGTGATATTGAATACTATCGTGATACTGGTGATATTTCTAAGAATATACCATTATCAAGTGCTAATTCTACAAGACTCCGTAATGGTATATGGTTCTCTACTCCTGATAATCCTACACAATTTAATCCACTAGCACAATTTATTATAGGACAACCAGATTCACAGATTATTCAAATGGTTGTAATACCAGCAGGACTACTAATTTTTACTTCTACGGTTGGTGCAGAAACTGGTATATTTTTATTACGAGGAACATCACCTGGTGTAGTTACAGAAGATGAGTTAATACTTAACTTTTCATTAGAATTAGTTAGAGGTGGTTTGGGAGTACCTCAAAATCGTTCTCCTAATTACATTATAAATAAAGCCACTTCTTGGGGAGCAACTGGAACTGTAGTATTTTTAGATGAGAATAATCTTATATACCAAACAGATGGTCAAAATGTAAAACTAATATCAGATAATATACTAAATGTACAAACGCAAAAATTTGAACTACGAGATAATTTAGTTGCTTGGGATAAGTATATTCTTGCTGGTCTTAATAATCGTTTATATATTGGTAGAGATTATGGTGAGACTATATCATGGACTAGTTTTGTATTACCAACATCAACTGTTGATCCAAGATTTAATTTTAATGGTCCAGGTTCTATGATTGAATTAAATAATTGTATTTATTTTACATTTAATGGTGGAATTGGAAATAAGGTTTGGCGATTTAATATGTCTGCACCACTACAAAGTAATGCATTTTTTGAGTATGGTAAGATTGATGGAGTATTAGCTGATTTGATATTAACAACAAGACCAGTAAGAGATACTGATATGCATGAAAAAACATTTTGGCATAGTGTTGGTTTAAGATTTAGACCTCAGTTATTTGCTCCATTTGGACCTACTCCGCCAAGTTCTAATACAAATAATTTTAAGATAAAAGAATATAAATGTGGTATAAGTCCTATAACTACATTTGGTTTTACACCATTAGATACTTATGTAGAGCAAGTATTTTCACCACCATTAGAATATCCATTCTCTGATTCATCTACTTCAAGAGGTGAAAAAAAATTCAAAGCTCATGGACCAAGTCTTGAAGCACAAGCAAGATTTGTATTTCAAGGACATGCAGATATTGAGGGTATAACTTTCTATGGTCATGGTAGAAAGCCAGTTAATCAATGAGTATCTTAAATACATCTGCTGATAAAGCAAGATTATCTTATGATATTGTTGATAAAAAAATAGTTCTAAATAACCAAACTATCTCAGATCTCATAGGTTGTAAGACAGGTATTATAGATGAATACTCAGCATCTAAATTATCAGGCACTGCAACTATATCAAATAAACAATATAACTTTATATCACTAACTAATCAAACTATATCAAAAGGTGACTTAGGTATATTTCTCAAATTAGTTAATGGAACTAAACAATATGTTTTATTAGGTTTATCTGTTGGTGATACAGATGCTATGTCTTTTGATGGAACTGTTGTATCTTATGTTCCTTCTACTGGATTAGGAACTGCCAATGTTGCTGGTATATCTCCAACTGCAATTAACTTTATAAATGGCACAGGAACATTTTTACAAGTTGGTGATGATATTGTTGTATTAACATTAAGAACTACTACCGCAGTTCCTGATAGTTATGTTGCTATTGGTATTACTCAAAGAGCAGGAGCTATTACACCAGTTCCTCAACCAATTGGTACTCTTGATCCATCAACTCCTTTATCTACAAGCACGTTACCAAATTCTTTTTATGCACACCAAAATACTGATTTTTCTAGAGTATCAATAGATTATAATAATTATTTAGGTCAAGGTATTGATACTATATTAGGTATTAGCACTACTTCTAGTACTGGTCCAATAAGAGGTTTTTCAAGAAACTTAGCTACATCATTTGATCTTGGTGTTCCACCTGGTGGTTATACTTCTAACTATGTTGTATTTAGTGATGGTAGATTAGTTACATCTAATACTAGTGGATTATATGTTAGAGATCCAGCTCTTGGAACTTGGACTACTTATAACTTTGGTGGTGCAGGTATAAATCAAATATGTACTGATTTTTCTAATAATTGGATATGGATATATACAGCAGGTGCTAGTGCTTCTGCTGGTGGTCCATTCTGGTCTTTTAGTGTAGCCGATGCTGCTCCTGTTGCAAGAGGTCAGTTAGGAACTGCTTTAGTTAATGGAACGCTAGATACTACGGTAAGAATTGCAGCTGATAATGGTAAGCTTGTAATGCAATATAATGATCCAGCACCATATACATTTCATCATAAGAATAGTAGTAATAATGGAAACTTTGCAACTAGTGTTAGCACAGGCTCACCTTTATTTGCTAGAGATGGGGCAAGTAATATAAAAGGATTACATGTACCAGCAGCGGATGATTTTTATTATCTAAGTCAATATACTACATCTACTCCAGATGAGGTTGCTATAAATAAGTTTAATTATACATCAGGTGTAACTACAACATATCTAACTGGTATTGAATGGTCTGGAACTTTATTAAGACCATTTGGTTATGATATTAGCACAGCTGGTCTTCACGTAATAACCTGTGTTAGGGATGATGCTGGAACAAATAGGCTATCATTAGCTACTAATAACCTTGTTACAACTAATTATGTATATACGTATACAGGCGTAGTTCCATTAGCAGAGGATAGCTTTACAGCTCCTACTGAGGTTCAACCTAATGTTTATTACTTTGCTGCTGGTGATGATGCTACTACAACAGGTGGCTTCGGTGCTACAACATCGTTAGTATTTAGTGTAACATTAACATAATATGTGTCGGCAAATTTATTATAAGTGAGGTGGGTAAATAATGGCATATACAACATATACAGTAGAGAGTGGAGATTCTCTATCTAAAATTGCTAAGGCTAATAAAACAACTGTATCTGCATTATTAGAAGCTAATCCAAAATTAACTACTGATCCTAAATATAAAAATGGAAGTGTTATATTTAGTGGAACTAAAATAAGAATACCAATACCTGAAACTAAAACAACAACTCCTACACCAACTCCCACTCCAACACCTAAGCCAACACCAACACCCACACCTACTCAATCATTCTCACCTGCAGATTTTCGTAGAGCTGAAGAGGCATCAATGCAAACTGTTACCTCAACTCCTACCACACCTACTCAATCATTCTCACCTGCTGATTTTCGTAGAGCAGATGAGGCATCAATGCAAACCATTACCTCAACTCCTATTACACCAACACCAGTTCCATCTTATACACCACCACCTATTGTTGATGAAAGAACTCAATTAGCTGCAAAAGGTTATATACCTCCTTATTATGAATTTAGTAATGGATATTTATTTTATTCTGGAACTCCTTATACAGGAAACTATTTAGGTGTTGAATATGTAAATGGTCTAGCTAAACAAGTTTCTTTTACACCACCACCAGTTGAACCACAACCTCCATCTATACCAAATATACCAGTTCCAAGTTTTAATGAAATACCAGAAAGAGCTAAAATAACGACAGAAACCGAAAAGGCACAACCTCAATTACCTGCACTACCTGCACCTGCTGCAATGGCTGAAGCTAAGCCAACACCTCCTGCACAACCAGCACCACCACCAATTGATACTTCATATCTAATAGCTTATGGTGAAGCACTAGCAAGAGCAAATGCTTTACGTGGTAAAGCTGGATTAACAAGAAACTTAGCATTAGAGAAAGCTCGTGCTAATAAAGAATTAGGTGTTACTGAAGCAGAGAATGCACTTTATAATGCAAGACTAAAAGCATTAGCATCATTATCACAAAGAGGATTATATGGTGCTACTGGACTTAAATTAGCTGCTCAAGATGTTGCTGGTCTTGAACCAATTAGAGCAAGAACAGAAGCACTAAGACAGTTTACAGAACAAACTAATTTAGCATCAAGAATGTTTGAAGAAGAACAAGCTGAGGCAACTGAAATTGAAAAACAAGCATCTTTAGCAAAACTAAAAGCTGAAGAGTTAGCAACTAAACTAACTAAGGCAGGAGTATAAAATGGCTGATAAAATAAATTACGGTCCAAGTCAAGCAACATTAGCACAACGTGGAGTTGAGGCATATACTAATGCTGCCCAAAATAATTTAGCAAATGTTAAAGCAGAGATAGATAAAGTTGCTGCTGAATTAGCCGCTGGTATTCAAGTAGGTATGACACCTGAAGAAACCGCAGCTATGAATGCTAGATTAAATAATCTAAAAAATCAAGCACAGACTATTACAGGACAGATACAAGCATCTTATGATTTTGCTACTAAACAAAGTGAAACATCACAGCAAGAATACAATGCACAGATACTTGCTATGCAAGCTGCTCAAAGAGAAGCAACTGCACAAGCATTAGGACAGTTACAGGCTGTTCCAACTCCTACAGGTTACTCACCAACATTAGCAGCAGGGGAACGTAATATAAGATCTCAAGCATTAGCAGAACAAGCATATATGACTGGTCCTGAATCTATACCTCAAGAAATGAGACCACGCATACCTGGTCTATTACCTACTACACCAGCAACAGCAGGTGGAGTTGTTGGAGTTACAGGTGGAACAACTAAACTATTTCAATCATTATTATCACAAGCACAGCAATCTGCTCTTGCTAACTTAGCTACATCACAATTAAGATTACAACAAGAATTAGAAACTGAAGCAAGAACAGCTGCTAGTGCAAGAGAAGCAAAGCAACGTGAGAAGTATGAGAACTTTAAGATAGCTGGTGTTAATAGCATTATAAATCTTACAAGTGATATAGGAACTAAGACTGCTGAATTAGAAGCCGCTGCTGCATCTGCTGATACTAGAACTGGTAAGCAAATTGCTATGGCAGAGCTAGATGCTTATAAGAGAAAGGCAGCAATTGATTTAGCAAATGATCTTGCTCGTATTAGAGCTCAGGCTAAGTCTACTGGATTGTCTAAGAGTGAACAACAAGAGATTGATTTGAATAATAAGATTATATTAGGATCAACAACTAATCTTGGAGCTTTTGTACAAAATAGAATTCAAACATTAGCAACTTCACCTAGAATAAATAACGTTACAAAGTTAATGGCAAAACCTAATGAAGCAGGTTTTGTAACTGATACTAAAGGTAAGATATTAACATTTACTGGTAATGATGGTTTCTTACTAGACCCAGCAGGAACACTTACATATTATGGAAATGTAAAAACTGATGACCCAAGAAATCAACAAACAATAGATTTGAATAATCTATATAGTAGAGTTACACTTGGTCTTGGCAGTGCTGCACTAGGTAAAAACGCATCTGAAAGAAATAAACTATTAAGTACTTGGTTTAATGATCCTAATAATGGATTAGGTGATAGTGTATATCGTAAAGCAATTGGTGTGGTTCTTGGATTACCAGCAACAAAACTTGATTACTGGCAGAAATCATTTGTTAGTGGTCTAAGTTATGGTGCATCAAAGTTACCACCAGTAAAACCAACACCAACTAAAACAACTGCTACAATAAAACAACAAGAACCTTTCCAACCAAAAGGTAAGAAAGCAGCATTTACACCAGCAGAAAAGAAACGAATGGCTGCTCTATTAAAACCTGGTGTCTCAATATCAGCAAGAAAATAAAACCTGAGGAGGTGTATCAATGGCTGAAAAACCTTTATGGTTAGAGTATTTAGAATTATCTAAAGCTAAACCATTAAAAGAATATAAACCAAAAACATTTCAGTATGGTATTACTACACCATTAACACCATTTGAAGAAAGACTTGAAGTTAATCCTGATTTAGAACAAGCAAAAAAACAATATGATACAGCATATCTTCAAGCACAAGCATTAGGAGTAGCTGAACCTGCTGCACCTAAAAAAGGTTTATTATCCAAAGCACTAGATGTAATAACATTCTTACCAGCTGTTGCTACTGCAGGTGTAAAAGAGTTTGTTGTTGATCCATTATATCAAGTTGCTTATGCTTTACAAGATCCATATCTTACTCCTGAAGAACGTGCGAAAGCACAAGATAGAGAAAAAGTTTCTCTTGATGAATTTAGAAAAAATGTTAAAGAACGTAATTTTGCTCAGGAGATGTATAGCTTTTTAGAATACGATAAAGATGCACCAATATGGGAGAAAGCATTAAAAGAGTTTGGTGGTTTAGGTATAGACATAGCTTCAACAGGTGGATTTGGTACTGGCGTTAGAGTAGCTTCTGCTCTTGGGCGTAAGGTTGCTGCATCACAATTAGATAATGCTGCAACAGATATATTCAAAAAGAATAGAGTAAGATTAGCAAATGAGACTGATGATCAATTCAATAGACGAGCAACAGACTTTGGTGCAAAAGCTGCAACAGCACAACTAACTGGTAGATCTCGTGGTATTAGAAATACATTTAAGGATGAATTCGGTGATGAAATTGGTGATCAATTATTTAAGCAACTACCAAAAGAATTACAAGGTGGTGTCCAATTATATTATAGAGGTAAGAACTTTGCTTCACTAAATGCTGGTGGTAGAGTTACTGATTATTTAACTAAAAGATTAGGTTTAGAAAATCTAACCAATACAACAGAGAAAGCAGTAAAAGCTTATCAGAATACTAAGAATGTATTAAGAGCTGACTTATTAAAAACTCCAGTAGTCAGTAGTATAGTAGGTAGAATAAATAAAACATTAAACAATGTTGGTGGTGAGCGTTCTAAGGCTTGGTATAGTTATGTAAATGCTGTAGCACAGAATGCAAAAGATGAGGATTTAGTAACTGCATTCAAGGGTTTTAGAGCAGTTGATGATATTACTAATTTTAGAAACATTAGAACTGGAATGGTTAAACAGACTAATCAATTATTTGATGACCTTATGAAACTTAAAAAACAAGATGAAGTAGAATTTGATAGAGCAATAGATTATATGAAGAATCCTCAAAAGGTTTTAATAGCTAATGCTAATGATATTCAAGAAGATACTGCTTTGTATTTTGCAAATAGATATCGTGATGAGTTTGATAGATATCGTAATGATTTAGTTGAGTCAGGTTTAGATGTAGGATATCTTGATGAATATCTACCTATATTTTTTACTAAACTTGAAGACCAACAAAAGATGATTGCATATTTAACACAAGGTCCAAAGGGAATAGTAGGACAAGGATATAGACCAGATATAGAAAGAACTAAATTCTTAAAAGATAAGATAGATCCTATTACTAAGAAAGTTGTATATCAAGCAGATAATGTAACACCTGTAAAAGTTCCAATGACTCCAACAGAGATAAAGGATTATTTTTTATCAGTTGGTCGTAAAGATTTAGCTGACTTAGTTGAAGATGACCCATTAAACTTATTAGCACGATATGCTACACAAGTATCTAAAATATCTGCTACAAAGAAACTAATAAACTCTCTTAGAAATAGAGGAGTTATTTTTAGATCAACTGCTATGCAACTATATCCAGATACAGAGTTATTCTTACAAGCTACAAAGAATATGCCACCAAATGAATTAACTAAAATAGTTGATGACTTTTTAGGTGAGCCTGGTAAATTAAGTGAGTGGTTAGAAAAAGTAAATGATAGCTTAGCAAAAGCATACTCAACTAATAATCCAGATGAGATACAGAAAGTAAAAGATGAAGTTGGTATTTTTATAAATTCAATTAAAGATGTTCGAGAAGGATTTAATTCTTATATAAAAGGACTTCGTAAAAACAAAACTAAGTTAGAGAAAGAAATAAATAAATTACAAACACAAGCACCTAACCTATATCCAGACCAACAATTATTATATGAGGCTGCTGATAAGAAAACTCAATTAGCAAAAATAGAAGAAGAGATACTAACACGTTCTGCTACTAGAGATGCAATTAAGAAAGAACAGAAGCGTATTACAGATCAACTAAAAGGCAAGTTACCTGGTGGTGGAGATAGTAAATCAAAAGTATACGGTCAAGTATTAAATGAGCGTGAGGGAATAGAATTTATTCCAATAGGTGCAAGTGAGTATGCACAGGATGTTCCATTTTATCTAAGTAAAGAACTAGCTGAACTTTCAGCTGAAAAAGAATTAGTTGGTATATTAGATAGATTTATTACAGTACAAAAAGCTAGAAAAGGTACTGGAGAATTTATGCAATCTGTTGATGAGTATCTTCAATTTTTTAGAGCTGGTGCTACCTTTGGTCGTTTATCTGGATTCGTTCTTAGAAATGGATATGGTGCTATACAGAACAACTTTGTACTTGCAGGTTCAACTGCTGCTGATCATAAGATAGCTCGTGAAGTAGCTCAGACAAGATTACTAACTGACATAGCAATGCAACCATTTGCTACATTAACAAAAGAAGATAAGATAACAAAACGAATTGATAAACTAATTAACAAAGGTAAATTAACTGAAGCACAAGCTAAGTTATTAAGAGATGATGTAGATAGATATGGCTTTATTCAAGCTGAAACAGTTGCTAATATAAGAGATGAAGTGATTGAAACTAAGTTGAGAAATAAGTTCGTTGATGAAAATATATCTTATTATGATGTGTATAAGACCGCAAAAGATGGTGGTATATATGATAGATATGTTATATTACCAGCCTCTCAAGGATTAAATGCTGATGATGAAGCTGTATCTTTGTTAGGCATTGATCCAACTAAAACTATAATAAATACTAGTAAGTTAAGAAAGTTTTTAGGTCAAGATGTAGCAGACCCTGAAAGAATAGTAACTAGAACAGCTCGAATGGGCGAAGAAAGAAAAACACCACAAAAAATAACAGAAGGAATACTTAACTTTGGTTATACTATTTCTGCTGATACTGCTGGTCGTAAAATAAATCTTAGACCAGTTCAATTAACAAGAGATGCTAATCAACTTATGGAAGAGTTTGTTCGTCTAGCTCCAATTGTAACTGGACTTAGAAGATATGGAACTACTGAGGGTGGTGCATCATCTGCTATTATGTTAATGAAAGCAGCTCAATTTGATTACTCTGATTTATCAGATGTAGAAAGAAGAGTTCTTAGAAGAGCTATACCATTCTATACCTATATGAAAAATAACGTATCAGCACAAATGAGAACATTATTAAATGATCCTGA